AATATACTTTCTTCAACATTATATGTTGCTGCTAATTGTTTATGATTATGCAAAGTTCCATTATGACATCCTATAAATTTATAACCATCATTATGGTCACCAAAACCAAAAGGATGTGCATTATTAGCATTTACAACACCATGGCTTGATTTTCTTGTATGTCCAAATACTGTAGGTATTAATTTTGGAATATCATAATTATTTTCTACTAAAAAATCATCATAATTTTTTCTACCAGCAATAGCACCATAATAAATTTCACCATCTGTAGTAACACCACATGAATCACCACCCCTAGAATTATTGTATAAACCTTGAATATCAAATTTTGCTTTATTAAATTTTTTTGGATCTTTACCAGCCCAACCAAAAATTCCACACATATTTGTTTAATTTAAATTGTTATTTTTTCTTTTTTTTCTGAATTTTCAATTATTAATAAAATATCATTTGCTAATTTTAAATCAACATTATTAATAGCTTCTCTAACTTGTTCTGAATAAGCTTCAATTAAAACATCTGCTTCTCCATCTAAAACACAATTTACAGCTTTAATAGTTTGTTCCCAAACCCAAGTCATATCTTCCTCTGAATGAATCCAAAAATTAGATAATGCTCTACATTCAACTCCAAAATCTTTAAATCTAAAACTACCAGGTTTTCCGTATAATTCTCTACGTCTTAAATCATTATCTTTAAATAATGCTGGTAATGTTAAATATATATCAAACATTTTAACAATTTTTTCAGTTGTTTCATCTTGAGGATTAGGGTATCCAATATGAACATGACCTCCTACACATCTAAGATTTGTATTTGAATCAGGTGTTTCATTAAAATCTCTAGTGTAAACATTAAAATCAGGTTCACAACCAAAAGTAGTTGCTTGTTCTGTTTGTAAATACTTTTCATTAATTTCAGAACTACGTTCTTTACTAAATTTATAACCATTAGCTTTAATTAATACAGCTAAATAATTTTGAACAAATTGATGGTTATCAATCCATTCTTTACAAGTAGAAGATGATGGAATATTATATTCCAAAGCAATACCATCTTCTTGTATCATGTGACCTTTATCTGTAATTGGAATTGGATCATATTTAGTACCGTTTGTTAAACCTTCTGCCGATACAATTTCAGTATCATTACATATAAAAATTTCTGGATCACTTCCTAGCGTTATATTATATTTATTTTCAACCATTTAATAAAGTTTTAATATTTTTTGTATTAATAATAAGCAGAAATCTTTAGTATCTGCAGGACAGTTTGGCATTTCAGGATGACCTTGAATACCTAACGCATTGTATTTTGGATAAAATACTATTTCACATTCTTCAAATCCTTTAGGTAATTCTGTTTCATTATTATTACCATTTAAATAAGTATTTGATAAAAAATATTTTGAAGTAGCAACTATACTATAATCTTCTTCTTTTAGATTATAAGGAAACATCATTTGATGATGTGTAGATGTAATATTAAATACACCACCAAAATATGGTTTTTTAAAACTAAGTTCATGTAATTTACCAATTGCATGACCATTTACATGTTGCACTAATTTTCCACCTGACATTACTGTTATAAATTGAGAACCTCTACATATTCCTAATTTAGGAATATTTGGAAATCTATCAAACATATAATCACGTTCAAATTTATCTCTTTCTATATTAATAGCTGTATATCTACCAGTTTCTTGATTATAATATTTAGGATTAACATCTTCTCCTCCAGTAAATAATATTAAATCTAATGATTCATTATTATATTTTTTTGCATCAACAACTGTTACATCAAATTTCATTGATAAATAGTTTATATAACTTTCATTACCTGCAGAAGGATTTACTAATACTACTAATTTTCTTTTTTTTTTATTTTCTTTTTCTTCCATTATTTAATTAATTTTTTGATTTGGGATACAGCATAACTACAATTAAATTCTTCAGGATGATATTGAAAAGCTAATATTGGTAATTCAGAATGTTTAATAATTTCAATAGTTACAGGTCTTTCAACTCTTTTAATTACATTTTGATTTTTATCATATTCTCTCCAAGGAAGAATTGTTGTAAAATTTGAATAACATCCTACATAAGAAGGAGTATAACCAATAATTTCAAAACCTTTACCTAATGTATCAATACTTTGATGATGCATTGAATTTACAAAGATTTGTTCTTCTTCATTTAAAAATTGTAAAGGTTGTTTAGTAGCAGTTCTATCTTCACCTTGTTGGTGACCAATAATATGTTGATTTAATGTACCACCAAACCATGTATTTAAACGTTGTAAACCTCTACAAATACCTATAATTGGTTTATTCGCTTCAATAAATTTTGGTAATAATACTTTATCAAGAAACTCATAATGTTGGTTAGTTCTACTATCCATAACACCTGGAATGGCATTATAAGTTGCAACATCCACATCCGCACCACCTGGTAGTACCAATACATCAATTTCATTTTCTATATTTTGTAAATTATCTAATGTAGATAACAATCTAACAAATCCAAATTGACTAAAAAATTGCATATATGCAAATGTTTGTCCAATTTTACCATTAAATGTATCTGCGTAAATTCCTATTGTTTTTTTCATTATTTTTTTAAATTTTTGTATTTTGATATATTAAATATAATACATCTCATTTCTGATCCATTTGTTGACTTATAAACACTATTTACTTTTAAATCTTCATCGGAAAATATTTGTTTAAATCTTTCATAATAACCTTCTTTTATATCACATAAAAATAATAATTTAGAAGTTTTGTTTGCGATTTCTTTCATTATTAAAATGAGATCTTGTTTATCAAAATAATGAAATAATGAACCAAAACCAGCTAACATATGTAATTGACAATTACTTGTTGGTGAATATTTAATAAAACATTGAACATTCATTGGATAGGCGTTTTGACAAGTAATATTAACTTTTTGATTAAATGTTATAGGTTGTGCATATCTTGATATTTCTATTTTTACAATTTTAGACATTGTGTTTTTCAATTAAAAGTTTTCTTAATTCAGTTTTATATTTTTCTAAAGTAACTGCACCAAAAGAAGGTGCAGAATTAATTTCAACTACAATAAAATCACATGCATGCCGTTTTTTACCATCACCATCTACATTATTTTGTACTCTTAAATCACAAGCTCCAAAGTCTAATCCACAGCTTATAACTGCTTTAACACAATGTTCTATAATTTCTTTCCAATTAACTGGTTTATCAAAGTTTTCATTTTCTTCCAAAATCCATACACAGTTATCATCATGACGTTGCCATGAATTTGGATGATCTTTAAATTCTTGTCTTAACATTTTTCTACAAGTATAAAAACAACCGTTTTTAGTTACATGTAATCTATATTCTTTATTAAAATTACAATATTTTTCAAAAATATAATTAGTTAAAACTTTACCGTCCATCCATCTTTCAAATTCATTTTGAGATTTAATTAAAGTATTACCTTTACCTTTTGAACCAAAATGTGATTTTGCTACAATAGGATATGATAGATTTTCAATTAATATTTGTTCTGTTGTACCATTTAATAAAAATGAAGTTTTACTATTATTATTTGAAGTAAACCAATCAGCTGTTTTAACACCATCTCTAGTAAAACATTGTTTCATTTTTAATTTTGATGAACTATTTTTAATAGCTTCAGCTGAATTTAATTCAATTCTAGTTCCTAACTTACTAGCTTCATCAGTTAGTTCAGTTAAAGAACCCATTCTAATAACACTTCTAAAAGGTAATTTTTCCATAGCTTGTCTTAAAGGAGCATGAGAAGGATGTCTACTTCTAATCATTGGTCTATAAATACCTTTTTTATTACTTCCTACTATAATAGGTGTTCTTGCTTTTTTTACTATTGTTGCCATATTATTCTATACTGTGTCTTGATGTAAATAATCTTTCGTTTTCTTCTTCAGTTTGTTTTTTTTTGGTTAATTCTTGATTTAAATCATTTTTAAAAACTTTCCAATCACCACATTCAACTTTAACTTTACTAGTTAAAGGATATGAATATACATATACGTGCGCTAAACCATAAGGAGTTTTAATGTCTATTTTATCATATAAATTACTTGGTGAACCTGGTCCAGAATAACCTTCCAACGCATCTAAGCGTATCATAGTTCCTTGATTTACTTCGTATATTTCCATTTTAACAGAAGTGTTTCCATTTAATGCTAATGCGGGATAAGAACCCAGTGAGAATAAATCATAAATAGGCTCTGTATCAAATTCACCTATATATTTTGAATCTGTTAATAAAAAATGATTATAAAATCCTTTTCTTAAACTTCCATATACTGCTACTAATTCTTTTTTTTCCATTTTTTATTTTTATTGAAATATATAATGTGTTCCATTTTTTCTCATAGTTAAACAATAATGACCTTCAGCTAATTTTGGATCTTTATCATCTATATTACCTAAAAATAATTTACCACGGTTATTTTTATGTTTGTCTCCAAATTTATTGTTTAACCAATATTTTTGACCACTACTATCTTTCCATGAAGTTGAACCACCGTCTTTATATGTTCCTACATATTGTAATTGTTTCATTTCTTTAAAAAGGTACTTCCTTTATATTTGTTTCTAAATATTCTTTTGCTATTGCTTTACCCCAATTTTTAACTAAATCACTAAAATCTTTTGATTCTAAATCTTCATTAATTTCTAATTGAACTAAACCAAATTCTTCAGCTAATTTTAAACCAAATTCTCTTCCCCAATTAGTTTCTTTATCATAATCATTATCATAAAGTACAAATATAGTTTTAAATCTTTCTTTTAAAAGATTAATTATTTGTAATTTTGGTTTAACAGATTCAGCTTGTAATGATATAGCTGGTATACCACATACATCATATATAGACATTACATCTTTTAATGATTTTGTAATTATAAGATAATCGTGGTCAAATTCTCTTAAATTTTTTTTATTAGGTAATTGTTCCCAACCTTGCCACACAGATTCATTATGGTTATTTAACCATTTATAATCTACATTAAACGGTTGATAAATTTTAAATGTAACATTACCATCTTTTCTTTCAGTAAAGCAATAAGCATGTTTATCAGCTGTAATTATTTTATCATTAATAAATATATGACTAATTGGATTAACATTAAATAATTCTAATGTTTTTTTAGTTATACCAAATTGACTCCAAAAAGTTAAATCATGTAATTTCCATTCTCTTGATGTTTTACCAAGTTTTGTACTATTTAATTGTTTTATAATTTCTTCTCTACTTTGATAAGTAGAATTAGTATTAACATTTGTTTTAAATGTATTTTTTATAATAAAATTATGTTCTAAATTTGCATCAATTACAATTTTACTTAATGCTTCAAAAAAATTTAATCCAAATTTTAACATAACAAATTTAATACAATCTCCTTTACCTAAAACAAAATCATTAAAACAAATTTCTGCATTTTCACCTATAAATAAACCAAAAGAAGGTCTATCATCACCTGTTCTTAAAGGAGAACTTATGTTTTTTTTTAAATCAATATCTTCTTTAATATATAATTTAAAAATATCCCAATCGTCAATTTCTTTAAGTAAAGATTCTTTTGTTACTAATTTTTTGTTTAAATTTATAACCATATTTTAATATTGTATAAAACATGTTTTACCATGTAATTCAAATTGTTGTACAGGCATTGTTTCTATGAAATCAATAACTGGTTGTGAGTGTTTCATTTCGTTTATTTCATCGTTTTCTTCTATTTCTTCTTCAGTCATAATTTAGTTATTTATATTAGTAGCTCTGGCAGGACTTGAACCTGCAATCCCTAAGGCATCGGATTTTAAGTCCGACGTGTATACCAATTCCACCACAGAGCCGTATAGGGGAAAAATTAATTTCCCCTACTTTATATTACCAAAGAATTTCGTCTTTAGGTGTTGTAGTTGAAGTATTACCTTCAACCGCATCTTCTACAATTCTTTCCATTAAATCATTATATTGTGATTTTTCTGGTAATGGATTATTAGTTCTACGTAATTTTGAACCAACAGTTCCCACTGCTTCAATAAAATCGAAGTTTTTGTATACACCAATATATTTTTTTGGTGCTCCAACAGTACCATATGTAACAAATACATTAACTTTAGCATTTTCTTGTGCTTTAGCTGTTAATGACATACATACATCTACTGCTTCTTTAGTAGATTTTACTTCTGGAAATATATACTCATTTCCTAAAACTGCTCGTGCAATAGCTAAACATTTACCAACTGTCATTTTTGTTTGACCTTCAGTAGATTGTTCATTTGGGTAATAAATACCTAAATTAACTGATGCATTGTTGTTATCTGTAAAAATCACTTTAAAATCAGGAGCATTATCTGGCTCGTCTACTTTTCTTTTTTCTACTTTAATTGAAACGTTTTCAACTTTACCTGCTTCTCCATTATTAAAAATCACAACTGATTGTGACTTAAATTCTTCTCCATTTAGATTAAAATCCATTTTGCTTATATTTAAAAATTATTATTGGCTTATATATGTGAGGTTTTAAAACGCCCTGAGACCTCATACTCCGCTAACCTACGATTTAGTGAACCTCCACGCCAACACCTTTAAAAAGGTCTGTAATTCCAGCCTTCGATCTCTTGTACTTTGAGCCTATTCTTTTATAAATATATTATTCCAGTCAACTGTTAATTTACCTGAGTCATCAGATTCAATTAATGTAACTTTCTTATTTTTCAAATGTTCACTTCTTGAACCACAAGTTATTGAATCAGATGGTGCAAAATTTACTATAGTTTGATTATCTTCACGATACATATATCCTATAGCATCAACTTGAGAGCATAAAATTGCAGCAGATTTACCTACTAAATCTAAACCTCTTTCAGTCATTTCTTTTCCGTCTTTTTCTACTAACTTATCTTTTAAATGTCCAAGAATAATTAATGTGTCAAAACATTGTTCAAGTTCTTCTAAAACTAACCAAAGTGCTCTACGTGTGTATTGATAGCCTGCTCCATTTGGAAGTGTTAAAACATCATCTCCTTGAAAATTTCGACCCATTGAAGTTTGTTTATATAAATTTACAGCTATTGGCATAATCATATCTTCCAAAACAGATATGGTGTCTATAGCTCCATATTTATATACAAAACCTCCTTTAAGCTTATTAGCTTCTTTTAATTGATTAATTACTTTTTTTAGAACTATAATTGGATCAACTTCTTGTTGTCGGGCTAACTCAAGAATATCAATTTTAAGAGCATCTACATAAGATGTTCCCCCTTCTAAATCTAGTATTAAACAATTATCTAATTGACTTAATGCTGTAGTTTTACCTATTTTAGGTTTACCAAATAAGATTATCTTTTTTGGATTAATTCTACTAGCTTTAGTCTTTTCATTAGGTAATAAATCATTCATTCATCATCATCCGACCATATACCTTCCTCTATTTAAATTATATTTAATAGAGTTTAAAAATTATGTTTTTTAAGAAAATTATTGATTTTCAAAAAATTCATTAACACTAGTTAGTGTTTTTGCTTTAACAAAATCATCTGTTGATTTTATTTTAGTTAATGATGGTTTAAAAAAATGTCCAGAAGGAAAATTTTTAAAATTATCATTTGACTGAATTCTACTGTAAAAATCACAAAATCTTTTTAATTTATTTCTATACTTACTTTTACCCGTTTGTAACGGTATTAATATGTCTTTTACATTATCAACACTATACCCACCAAATTTTTCATATAATACTCTTGTTAAAGTACAAACTAATAAAGTTTTTCTTCTACATGGAAAAGCTTTAAATTCAAAACTTGTATCTGTAATTACTGCTTTTTTTAGTTTTAACATATCAACTAAATACTTAAGATAAAATTCTCTATTTTCAATAGTTACTTTACGTTCTAAATCATATATAATGATTTTTGAAATTTTATTATTATTAAATGTTTGAGTACAAGGCATGTGTGAAAAGCAAGCATGATTTTTACTATTATGTACTGTTTTATCTTTATAAACAACATCATAAGTTATAGTCATCGCATAATTCTCTTTCATTTTATTTTAGTTTTTGATGTTTTTTAAAAATTCATAAACTCTTTTTAATTCGTTTGTATCAGGTTTGGGTAATTCTTTAAAGTAATTTACGGCTCCATCAAAATATAATGGACATATATTACCAAAACCACCTTCTCTTCCACCTATTATTTCTAAAAATCTAATATTATCCTTAAATTTAGTTATGTCATATCCAAGATATTCTGGAATTTCATGTCTAAAAGGACTAAATAAACCTAATATTACATTAGCATCTCTACCTATTAGCTTACTATCTCCTAACCCATCCATTGTAGGTTTAAGTCGATTTGCTTTTTTGTTTTCCACGCTTTCTTGGGCTGCAGATTGCTGTTGTATTACTACTGGAATATAATTAAATCTATTCCTCAGTTTTATTAAATAATTAGATGATAAATGAACCATTGATTCAGCTAGATTTAATTTTCTACCATCTATTGTTTCTGTGTCAATAAGTGATATATGATCAATTAAAATCATAACATATTCATCTGGATCATTTGGTGTGTAATAATCTTCTACTTCAAGTTTTACACCTTTATTTTCAATAGTTCTTGTATGAACAGTTCCATTAGCTAATGCATAATTTCTAACAACTTTATAAATACCTGTTGGATTTCTAATGTCATCAATAAATTCTACAAATTCTTCTATTTTTTTAAAATAAGGTTCATACTTTTTAATAATTTCAATTACTTCTTCTGATAATACATTACTTGCTTTAGTAGATTTAAGATTAGTTGGGCTAATTCTTAAACCTTCTTTTACATATAATATATTTGCAAATGCTGATAACATTTTTTCTTCTTTAGACATCTCTAAAGAAAAATAA